GTATGTCCGCGTCTAAGCAAAGAGACAATGCCAAAGGCAATGACTTTACAGCTTTTGCTCAGGGCCTACCTAAAGCATTATCCAATCCAGATGCAAAAAGATTGTTTAACGATGTCCGCAAAGGCTTAGGTCTTAAAGAAGCAAAAGAATTTAAAAACCATATTCAACTAGAGTCAGTATCTGATACAAGAGAAGCGTTTGTTAAAGGTAGATTGTTTAACTTAGATGAACAAGTTATTATTAAGAAAACTGATGAAGTAGGCACTATTACATTTCTTGGATCTAACTATGTTATTGTTGAAACTCCAGAGCGTAAAACGCGTCAGTGGTTAGATGCAATAGAAAAGATTGAAGAATATGCAAATCTACCCGACGATGGAACTCCTCAATCAACAGCCAAAGCAAAATCAATCACACCAGGTCAAATGAAAGAATATGGTGGTCCAAAGATCTCACGTAAAGATTATTTGAAGCAAAAGCCCATGGGTGAAGGTGATGGATTATGGCACAATATACGTAAGCGTAGGGCAGCTGGCAAACCTAAGTTGAAGCCAGGTGACAAGAACTATCCTAAAACTTTAGACATTGAAGCAATTGATCACATGCAAAACGCTAAGGGTAAAATAGACAAAGAAAAGACACGTGATGCTATCAAGCATGATCGACTAATAGATCGTGCCCGTTTAGCTCGAGCAAGACAAAAAAATAGAGCGACGACAGGAGAGCCTAGCAAATGAAAAAAGAAGACGTAGGATCTAGTGATCCAGCATCAATGTCATCTTCCCAGCTTTCCAACATTGCTAGGAATCAAAATCACCCTTTGCATACTCATGCAGCATCAGAACTTAAACGCAGATCGATAAAAAGGCAGAACGAGTCCATGGATAATTTCGAACCTCACATGATGTATGACCCCAAGACGGGTAAAGGAAAATTGGCTCGAGTTGAGGCTGATCATTTACGTATGAAGAAAATGGGCTGGTCACATGATAAACCTCAAGCGAATGAAGGCAATGGTGACGACATGGCTAAAAACTCATTCAGGGATATGTATAAAAGACGTATGGATAAGAAGTTTGGTCCTGGTGGAAGTTATCACAAAGGTGCCGATGCAATTAGAACTATGATGGCTAAAGATCAAGCCAAACGATCAGCTGCTGCAGCTAAAAAACCAGTTACAGAGATATCAGTGGGCAAGGCAATTGACTATGCCAAAAAAGCTGTCGATAATAGAGACCAAGCGGGTCGTGATGTTAAGCATGGAATAGATACAAAAGACTTTCCCAAAGCTCATAAAGCTCTCAACACACTACGTAAGCGCTCTAGGGGTTCTAACATGTACACTGACAAAATGCTGGGTCGCAAAGGTTCTGTCAAGCCTACTGCTGAAAGTGTTGAGGAAGTGGCAAGTTTACGTCAAAGAAAACTTGCTGCTAGAATTGCAGGTCCGCAAGCCAAGTATAAGAAACCAATACAGATTGGTATGAATTTCACATCCAAGGATGATTACAAAAAGCCAAAGCCTGGTGATGAGAAAAAGGCAGCTGACCGGATTAAATCCAATCGGCTAGAAGCAATGTCACCTACTACTAAGCAGGTAAAACAAGGAATTGGAATTGCTAAAGATAAAAGATATGCTGGTGGTAATATGACCGGTGCATCTAAAGTAATGAATAAGATTCATCCTGGACTTGATAAGCATCCTGCAGTATCAAAAGAATTGCGCAAGCAGAACGAGGCTAACGAAGTTAACGAATTATCAAAGTCGACACTTGGCAACTATATTAAAACAGCATCTAATGATGCAAGTGACCACGCGCAAGACCAAGGTAAACATTATGCTAACAAAGCCTACACAAAAGGTACTAATAGCGCTATGAAAGTAGATAAGCGTAGAGATGGTATCCGAGTTGCCACAAACAAATTGGTTGGTACTAAAAACGAGGCTAACGCAGCTACTGAAGTTACTATACCAGATGGCCAGACAGCGATGACGAAACCAGGTCCTGTTAAGAGCAAGGACATGGAAAAACTAGCAAAGGTTATGGCGATGCTAGGGAGAGAAAAGAAGAAGTGATAAAGTTTAAGGCTTTCATACAAGAAGATATGTCAGGAATGTCCGTAGGGTCAGGTCACAAGAGATCTGTAGCTCAAGGTGCAGGCATGACAAAGAAGGGTGTGGCAGCATATAGGAGACGTAATCCAGGTAGTAAACTTAGTACCGCAGTTACAGCAGCTCCTAGTACACTTAAACCAGGTACTAAAGCGCATGGCAGACGTAAGGCATTCTGTTCCAGATCACAAAGTTGGTCTAGTGAACGGGGCAAAGCTGCTCGAGCTAGATGGAATTGTTAGACGATATGGAACAGACTCTGCAACCAGTAATTAAAATGGCAAATAAAATGAGCACAAATGTAAGACTAGACCGTATCGAAGATAAATTAGATTTATTAGCTGAAGCAATGGTTGCTATGGCTCGTACAGAAGAAAAATTAATAGGACTAAAAGAAGATCATGACAGATCTTTTGAAAGAATGAACAAATTTTCTAGCAAACTAGATGTCATTGAACTGCAGGTAAGAGATAACGCATCTACTGTAGGATTAATAAATAAACTATTCTGGGTAGCCATAGCAGCTATCATAGGATCAATCGCAGCTCAACTTTGGATGTAAGGAGATACACATGAGCGAATGGATCAAAAAGTTGGCTGGAGCATATTCTGAAGTCAATGAAAACACAAAGGCACAATTAGCCAAAACACTAGCTAAATCAGCAGCTAGCTCAGAAAAAGGTAAGGCCGCGGTCACGCTGCCTAAAGCACCATTTGACATTCCTAAGAAAGAAGCTACCGAAGGTATGTCTTCAAAAGAAAAAATGGCAAAAGGCTTGTACAACGGTAAGATGGATCCTGTTGACAAGGATGAGCTTAAAGGTAAACATGCAGACCGCGATGATAAAGATATTGACAACGATGGTGATGCAGATAAGTCAGATGAGTATTTACATAAGAAGCGGAAAGCAATTTCTAAAAATATGAAAAAAGAAGGTGACGAGGAGATAGTGATGAACCCTAAAAAAGAAAAGAAAACTAATTCTGCTGATACAGCAGCCGAATCTACTATACCTGCAGTATATGCACGTATAATGGAAGCTCGTGGTGCTGCAGATAAAGATGGTAAACATTATAAAAGTGCAGCAGACGGAGAAGAAATGGATTCAAAAGATTCTCCTGGTGCAAAGCAAATGAGAAAAGATCATGAGCCAGAAATTAAAGATAATCCTGAAGAGGAAGATCAAATGGCAAAAGCTGTGGCTGCTGTCCCAGCAATGAAGGCTCGCAAAGGTGATAACGCTGCAGGCGATAAGAAAATCATTCCTTCTGCGACACCAGCAAAGGGTTAAATTATGGCCGCGAAGAAAAAAGTGCAAGAGGGTCTAAGAGTCACAGAAGTTGAAGATGAAGCTGCAAAGATTGTATCCATAGTCAATGGAGTTATAGTAGAGCGTGAACTGGACTTAACCGATAGCCCTCGACTAATGATGCCTATTGAAGGTGAAGATGATGAGGAACCTGAGAAAAACTTTAATCCTATAACGGGTGCTAGAGTTAAAAAACTAGAAGAAGGATAATAATATGGCAATTAAACCTCCAGGGTGGTGTGAACATGCAGTACCAGTAGCAAATCAAGGATGGGTAGACCCTGTTACTGATGAGTGTTACATATCATCAAGATTTACGCAAGAACAAATTGACGATTTTTATGGTGTCCCTGCTGCAAAAGAGTTAAAGAAAAAACCTCTTGAGACTATTAAGTCAATGCTCAAACCAGATCCAATGATGCATACACATGATAATGGTATGGAACATTCGCATGAAGGTGGAGATGTAGATCATACACATGGCGAAGATCTTGATTCAATGTCAAAAAATGAGCTAGAGTTGTTGGGTCGTGAGCATGGTGTTGAATTAGATCGTCGGAAAACTAAAAAATCATTAGTTCAAACTATGAAAGGTATCTTGTCTAAATAGAGTGTAAAGACTTTATGGATGACTAATGCTAATATTTGAAAACCTCGATGATAAAAACTTTTTGTTGTATGCAGCTAAGTGCTACTACAAACCAAATATAATAGACGCTCAAGAATTTTATGATGATCTAAAAAGATTCATGTACCTTAAGCGTCTATTCAACCGTTATGATAAGACTGGTGAACTATCCGAAAGATTAATTCTAAATCATTTGATAGTAGTCTTTAATGTGTTTGATATAGATCCATCTTTAAAGATGTTAGAGTATCAGATAGAAGGAAGATATTGGCATGTACTAAAACCGTTTCTAATATACTTGAAACACATTCGTAATGATCAATACACCGATATAGGCATGGACAAGGAAGTAATAGGTAGGTTAAGGAAAATATAATGAGTATTATTAAACGCGCTGGCGACCTAGTCTATACGTTTAGATTCTTACGACTACTTACTACTGCTTTTGAGGACACAGAAGCATTCAAGTTGGGTATAATAGACAAAGACGGAAAAAGAGATAAGAAATTTACTTTAAACACCTCAGAAAACCGATCAAAGTACAAAGATTATTATACACCATTCCACAGATTAGTTTTTAACATTAAAAAGATTATGGCCAAAGCACCTGGTGGTGGAAGCAAACTTGCATCCTATGCGACTGCTTTATATTTACTCAAAGAGAAATTTGGAATCTCAGACCAAAAAATAAATCAATGTCTAGAGGCTCATGGCCTTGATCAACTTGATTTTCTTAGTGAGTCAAGCGGCTGGTTTGTATTAGAAGATGGACGATTATCTCCTGGTGTATACAAAGTACTGAATGATAAAGTGCTAAACGATACAATAGATGAAATAGTTAATAAAAGAGACAACATTAGAGTAAGTAATGAATGTTTGCCTGTTGGAGATATGTTTGGTATAAACATCTATGAAGTTAAGCATGTAAGAACAAATAAAAATATATATGTTTCAATTGGTGAGTTGTCAAGATGAGCAAAACATCTGATCTTATAAACAAGAGTCATTCTAAAAGAGGTGCACCAGGCACTCTTAAACGTAAGGTCAAAGGAAAGATGACTATTGCGAAGGCTCATGAATTAAAGAATAGACGAGGAGCTACTACTATGGATAAGAAGCAAGCCAACTTTTTTATAAACATGCAAAAAGAAGAAGCAATGACAGCAGCCGATGCTGGTATTCCACATGATACTAAGAATATGGGTCCTAGTAGACTTCCTACAAATATCTTCAGAAGGAAAATGGGAATTCCTATTAATGTCACAGATCGACGTCGTAAAAAAACTAAGAGTCCTGTACTGCTAAAACAATTTAGAAAGTACTATGATGGCTAAAATATATTTATTTTTAATAGTGATAGGTATATTAGGTGGTGTGGGATACACAGCAAAGAATTATTATGAATGGTCACAAGAAACTATAACTACGTTACGAGAAAATAATGTAAAGTTAAAGACTGCAGCAGAAACTCTGCAGAACACAGTAAATCAACTTGCTGCTGACCAAGAGAAGAATGAACAACTAAATAAAGATTTAACAAAGAGATTACAAAAATCGCAAGAGCACCTTGATAAAATAAGAGGGGTGTTTGCTAAAATTGATTTGACCATGGAGGCATTAACAGATGCACAAGGCCTTGAAGACCGAGTCAACAACGCAGTTGGCAAACTCATTGATAGAATTGAAGCTGAAACTACCCCTCCTTCTAGCATCAACACTACTCCTAGTGGCGTGCTCGAGGGCTCCGGAACCGGAAGTAGTAGTAACAACTGAGTATCTAGAACAGAACATTCCTATTCAGGAACGTCCTAAGGTGGTCAAGTTTCCACCTGTTGATTGGTTTGTTATCACAGAAGATAACATAGAAGAAAAAATTAATGAAATTAATTTACAGACAGGCAATGTTGTTATGTTTGTCACTACTCCCAAAGGGTATAAAAATCTAGCTATAGGAATAGCAGATCTTAGACGATATGTAAAAGACCAACAAGCAATTATTGCTTACTACGAAGAAGCCCTAGATAAATCCCCAGAGATTGAACTCCCAACTGAATGATCAGGAATCTATTATGTCTATTAGTAAACTAAGTTTTAAAGAAAGATCACTATTATTTGCAAACCTAGCTAGTATTGCATACAACAACAAAAAAACAGCAACAAGTAAAGCTAAAAAATTAGGTTTTAGTTCAACAGAATTTTATAACTTAGCTGGAGCTCAGGCATATCGTTTTGCTAATAAAGATGATGTTGTAATTGCCTGCCGTGGGACTGAACCAACAGAGTTTAATGATATCAGTGCAGATCTAAAAGCATTACCAGTAGTAGCTGAGACTGTTAGTAGAGTTCATAGAGGGTTCAAAGCTGAGGTTGATGAGTTATGGCCTAGAATACTTAAAGATCTTAACACTAAAGCAACCATAAAAAAAGACTTATGGTTCTGTGGCCACTCGTTAGGAGCAGCAATGGCTACTATAATGTCCAGCCGTTGTCATTTATATCCTGACATCCAACCAGTAGAAGAATTATATACATATGGATCTCCTCGTGTAGGTTGGAGAAAGTATATTAAAAGTCTAGGTGTAGTTCATCACAGATGGAAAAACAATAACGATATTGTTACTACAGTTCCTCTACGTTTGATGGGATATGTTCATCACGGAACACAGCATTATATAAATGCATATGGTACGTATATTACTTTAACCAAATGGCAAAGGGTTAAAGATAAGTTGAATGGTATGTGGATGGGTTTGAAAAAAGGTAAAGTTGACAACTTTAGTGATCATTCTATGACCGAATATATTAAACACATTAGTAATATCTAAACCTCAAAATAAAAAAAATAAAAAAATAAATTCTTGGTTTTATGGCGTTTACCAAGAATTGTAAATCCTATATAATGCTATCAACTACAGATACAATCATATATCTATTGCATCCGGTAATAGATTTCCATACATATACTCAGAGGTAATTATAATGCTAAAAGCTATTCCCAACAAACAAGACATTGATCTAAGAGGGCTAATGTCAGATACTAAATTCTACGAAAGTTATTCACGTTGGGACGAAGCAAAAGGGCAGTATGAGACATGGGATGAATCAGTCGCTCGTGTTATGAATATGCATCGTGATTATTATAAGGACAAAATGACTCCGGAGCTTGCTCAACTTATAGATGAGGCTGAGTCATTATATAAGTTAAGATATGCTTTGGGTGCGCAACGCGCATTACAGTTTGGTGGAGAGCAACTACGTAAACACCAGATGAGAATGTATAACTGCACTTCCACATATGCTGATAGACCAAGGTTCTTTTCAGAGTTGTTCTACGTACTTCTCTGCGGCGCTGGGGCGGGGTTCTCAGTGCAATATCACCATGTCGACAAACTACCAGATGTTGCAGAACGTAAGAAGCAAGCAAAGGGGTGGGTTGTCGAGGATTCGGTAGAAGGTTGGGCTGACTCTTTAGGAGCACTACTATCTTCTTACTTTGTTGGTGGTGGACAGTTCCCTGAGATGGAAGGACGTAAGGTCTATTTTGATTTAAATCAAGTGCGTCCTAAAGGTTCTATGATTAATGGTGGATTCAAAGCTCCAGGTCCGGAACCATTGCGTAGAGCATTAGATAAAATAGAGCATCTTATTCAGTCAAGAGTTCTAAAAGGAGAAACACGTCTACGTCCAATAGATGTATATGATATAGCAATGCATGCATCGGATGCAGTCCTTGCAGGTGGTGTCCGTCGAAGTGCAACTATATGTCTCTTCTCTCCTGACGATCAGGACATGCTTGTTGCCAAAACAGGTAATTGGTTTGTTGATAATCCTCAGCGTGGACGATCCAACAACTCTGCTGTCATTGTTCGAGATGAGATCACAAGAGACCAGTTTAAAACTATTATGGGATCAATTAAAGAATTTGGTGAGCCAGGATTTTACTTTGTCGAGGATAGAGATTTTACAACTAATCCTTGTGTCGAGATTGGTATGTATCCACAAATAAAAGGAAAGTCGGGTTGGCAGGGATGCAACTTAACAGAGATCAACGGTGGTAAATGTACGTCTCCAGAAGAGTTCTACAAAGCATGTAGAGCTGGAGCAATTCTAGGAACACTACAAGCTGGATATACAGACTTTAAATATTTAGATAAAACAACTAAGAAAATCTTTGAAAGAGAAGCACTCTTAGGAGTTTCCATCACAGGATGGATGAATAACCCAGATGTATTGTTTGATGTTAATATTCAAAAAGAAGGTGCAGAAATTGTAAAACAGATTAACAAAACTGTAGCAGGTCTTATTGGGATCAATGCAGCAGCTAGAACCACGTGTGTTAAGCCATCTGGTAACGCTTCTGTATTACTTCAAACAGCTAGTGGTATTCATGCTGAGCATTCTGCTCGATATCTACGTCACATACAACTTAATAAAGATACAGAAGTGGCAAAGTTAATAGTTGATTCTAATCCTTATATGGCAGAAGACTCTGTATGGTCAGCCAACGGTACAGATTATTGTATTGGCTTCCCAGTAATTGCTCCTGAAAAGTCACTGTTCCGTGAGGAGCTATATGGCCGAGAGCTATTAGAGAAAGTTAGTATAGTTCAAAACAACTGGGTTGAGTTTGGTACAAATGAAGAACTATGTGCTGCTCCCAACATTCGTCACAATGTATCTAATACAGTTACAGTGCTACCACATATGTGGTCTGAAGTAGAAGATTACGTTTTTAATAATAGACATTCATTTGCTGGTATTTCATTCTTAGCAGGAATGGGAGATAAAGATTTTGCTCAAGCTCCAATGACCGAAGTACTGACAGAAGATCAAATTGTAGACAAATATGGCAAAGCCGCTTTGTTTGCATCAGGTCTTATAGTTGACACTCGTAAGTCAGGTTTCAGAGATCTATGGGATGCAGCAATGCAAGCTCAGACACCACCAGAATATCGTGGTGAGATGTCAGACCTTAATGCAGAATGGATTCGTAGATTTAAGAAATTTGCTGACAACTATTTTATGGGAGATCTAAAAGAGACAGAGTATTGTCTCAAAGATGTGTTCTTACTACACAAGTGGGAAAAGATCCAACAGAATATGGCTCCCATAGACTTTGTAACACAATTGTCTCAAAAGGAGTTTACAGACATTGATACAATGGGTGCAATTGCCTGTCAAGGTGGTGCCTGTGAGATTACTTTCTAATTTAGGGTAATTATTGCATATATACTGTGCATATAAGGAGGAACACTATTGGAAGAAGAATATTGGGCAGAGTGTATTGCCTGTGATATAGAAACACAGGTACTGGTTATCGACACTGACGAAGAACCACAATACTGTCCAATGTGTGGAAGTCCAATGAAGTTTGAAGTCCTAGAAGACGACGAATAAAAAAGGTAATAAATAACCTCATATAACAGTGAGGTTATTTTTTTATGTGGGTATACAATGATCAACAGTTTGATAAAACGCCAGAAGAATACCAGGGTTTTGTCTATATGATAACTGATCTCATTAATAGTAAAAAGTATATTGGTAAAAAATTCTTTTGGAAACCAAAGACGTTACCAGTGACTAAAGCACGCAAGAGACGTGTTAAAACGCGTGTAGAAAGTGATTGGCGGTCATACTATGGTTCTTCCACAGAGGTTAAACTTCTTGTAGAGAAACACGGCGAAGAATCGTTCACAAGAGAAATCCTAACATTATGTAAGACAAAAGGTGAATGTTCATACTATGAAGCAAAACTTCAATTTCAATATGACGTTCTATTAAGCAATGAATTCTACAACGAATTTATAGGTTGTAAGATACACAGCAAACATTTAAGGAGTTAATATGAAAGTGAGTACTACATTGAGCATGCAGCTATGCAAAGCAGCACGTATGCACGCAGAGGGTGAACTAGAACGAGCTAAGACAAACATCTTAGTGTATATGAATAATGCAGTCGGTATTGGCGAGCACAGTGATGTTGTTGAAGCAATTCAATGTGAATTGGATACAATGGCAGCCGCTAGCGACAGAATAGAAATGTTGGAGAAACATTTTGAAAATACAACTAACTGAATCGGCTGAAAAATATTTAGCAGTCGCAGGACAGCCATCCGTTAGCTTAGCTGTTAAAGGTGGTGGCTGTGCAGGGTTCCAATATGAATGGGGCCAAACAGATAAAGAACCTACTGTAGGTAATCTATGGATTGATCCATTAGCTGAAATGTTTATACTGGGATGCACAATAGATTATGTACAAGAGCTTGGTGGATCGTATCTAAAAATAATTAACCCTAATGCAACAGCCAATTGTGGTTGTGGAGAAAGTTTTGGTGTGTAGTGATTGAATTGTTTCAAGAAGGTGACTTTATAAGCCACGCTGGTAATAAATTGCCATGGAAAATAGAATGTGATGCTATAACTATTGAAGGTTGGACAGCACTAGCTCGTATGATTATGGAGTATCAGACTGAACCTTTTTATAAGGCAAGAGGTATTCCACGTGGTGGAGTTCCTTTAGAATTGGCTCTTAACAAATATGCTAGTGGAAACAAAGAACACAAGGTATTAGTTTGTGATGATGTTTATACGACAGGAGCCAGTTTCAGAGAGTATTGTAATTCTCCAGATACCATGTGGGCATACAAATGGGTTATATTTGCACGAAAACCTATACCTGTGTTGGATGGAGTTAGAGCGTTATTCACAATGCCTGAATCTCAATGAGAATAGATCAGGATCAGAAGCTAGACTTTAAAGATGTATTAATTCGTCCTAAAAGATCTACACTAAAAAGTCGTAGTCAAGTTAAGCTAGAACGCACCTTTAAATTCCGTAATAGTAAATTGGAATATGTGGGTATACCCATTATGGCCGCTAACATGGATGGTGTAGGTACTTTTGCAATGGCAGAAATATTGGCCGACCAAAGCATCTTCACATGTCTTGTTAAAACATACACAGTAGAAGAACTAGTAACTTTCTTTTCAATATCTCGTGATCATACTGCAATGAGCATGGGTACAAGTGATACTGATTATGATAAGTTAGTTGCAGTCAAAGATTTAGTGGGTGGACATTTGAAATATGTGTGCATGGATATTGCTAATGGATATTCAGAACACTTTGTAGATCAAGTTAGAAAAGTACGTAAAGCATTTCCATATGTAGTAATCATAGCTGGGAACGTAGTCACAGGTGAAATGACAGAGGAACTACTTCTTGCTGGAGCCGATATTGTTAAAGTGGGTATTGGCCCTGGCAGTGTTTGTACTACTCGTATTCAAACTGGTGTGGGGTATCCTCAACTATCCGCAGTGATAGAGTGCTCGGATGCTGCTCATGGACTAGGAGGGCACATCATTGCTGATGGTGGGTGCACTTGTCCTGGAGATGTAGCTAAGGCATTTGCTGGTGGCGCAGATTACGTTATGCTTGGAGGAATGTTAGCTGGACATGATGAAGGTGGTGGTGAAATTATTACTAAAACTTATGAATTAAATGAACTTTTAGATGAAGGTGATGGGTATTATGCACCCATTTATGATAAAAAACAGTTTGTGCAGTTTTATGGAATGAGTTCAGACGCAGCAAATGTAAAACATTTTGGTGGTCTAAAGGACTACCGTAGTTCAGAAGGACGAGAAGTACTTGTTCCATATCGTGGAGACGTAAAATTAACAATCCAAGATTTACTTGGTGGGATCCGAAGTACTTGCACATATGCAGGAGCCATGAAGTTGAAGCAACTTAGTAAGTGCACAACTTTTATAAAATGTACACAACAGTTTAATTCTGTATATGCTGTTGACAAATAAAATAATTGATGTATAATCTAAGTACCCCCTGAGCGGGGCTGCAAAGGACTTTTAAATGATATTAATTGATTATAATGCAATTGCCATTAGTAATGTAGTGACACAAAAATTAGATGTGCAAGAAGATATGGTACGTCATATGATTCTTAACTCTATGCGTATGTACAGATCAAAGTTTAGTGGAAAATATGGCGAATTGGTTATTTGTACAGATGGTATGAAAAACTGGCGGTACGATGCTTATCCTCATTATAAGTTTAAACGAAAAGCAAGCCGAAAGTCTTCTGGTTTAGATTGGGAAGAACTTTTTCGTCTTACTAATATGGTTCTTAATGAAATAGAAGATAACTTTCCCTATAGAGTCGTACGTCAAAATGATTGCGAGGCTGATGATATAATAGCTGTATTGTGCGAAGAGACACAAGAATTTGGTAAGAACGAACCTGTGTTAATTGTGTCGTCAGATAAAGACTTTGTACAACTTCAAAAGTATGATAACATTAATCAATACTCTCCTATGAAGAAGAAGTTTATAAAAGAAGAAACTCCTCGACGACAGCTAATGGAGTTGATTTTAAAAGGTGATCAGGCGGATGGAATTCCTAATGTATTATCTGGTGACCTATGTTTTGTTGAAGGAATACGGCAATCTCCTTTAAGAAAAAATATTCTTGATGAGCTAATAAACGATCCCAAAGCGCATGGAGAAGAGATATATCGTAACTATCTTCGCAATAAAAAGTTAATAGATTTATCTGAGACACCTCAATCTGCCAAAAAAGAAATTATATATAAGTACGACAATCAAGATAAGGTTGGCAATAAAAAGAAAGTATTGAACTTTCTTGTGCAAAAGAGATGCCGTAGATTATTAGAAGACATATCAGACTTTATAGAATGAGAGAATTACATGGTTAATAAAAGAGAATACAGATCCTTCGAGATATTGGATTCAGTTGCTGCAGCAAAGACTAAAGCAGAAAAAATTAAAATTCTTCAAACGCATAACAATCATTGGGCTACGAAAGATATTCTTCGTGGAACTTTTGATGAAGCAGTTAAATGGTTACTTCCAACTGGCGCTGTTCCGTATGAGCCAGCACCAGATATTTCTCATCCTTCTGAATGGGTGAGACATAATAAACAACTTCAGTATTTTGTTGAAGGTGGACCAGGCGCTCAGATGATGACAGTCAAAAGAGAGAAGATGTTTTTAGACATTATTGAGACTGTACATCCACGCGATGCAGAACTCATTGTTGGCATGATTAATAAAAAAATGCCAGTTAAAGGAATCACAAAAAATTTAGTAAAGGAGGCATATCCAGACTTAATTCTCAAGTAAAATTTCACAGGAGATAATATGAGTAAAATCCAAGTTGATAGACTAAAAAACGATTTGTTAGAGTTGAACAATTATATAGAAAGGGTTAAAATGAAGAACAATAAGGACCTAATATCTAAATTAAACCGCAAACGCGATTATCTAAAATCAACGTTGGAAGTAGCTTCATAGCTGGAAAGCCAGACTAACATGCCCACATATACAATGAAAAATATAGAGTCAGGTGAAGAAAGAGAAATGGTGCTTTCACTCGCTGAACGAGAAGATATTCTTGCCACTGGCGAGTGGAAGCAATTATTATCTACTGCAAAGTTTATTACCGCGAGAGGAGATATAGCTCGGAGACAAGCTGGAAATGAATGGAATAACTTATTACAAAAGACTCATAAAAATGCTGGAAGGCACAGTAAGATTCAAACATAATGAAACGCCAAAAGACTGTTAATAATTCAATGTCGGTAAGATTGGACGATCTTCTTCAATTTGACCCACTAACAAAAAATCAAGAACTAACTTATAAAGCATGGGATGATAGAGACAATTTAGTACTAACAGGATCAGCTGGTACAGGTAAAACATTCATGGCTTTGTATCTTGCACTTGAGGATATTCTAGATAAAGAAACCACTCACGACCAGCTAGTTATTCTCAGATCTATGGTCCCCACAAGAGATATGGGATTTTTACCAGGAACAAAAGCAGAAAAAGAAGAAGCGTTTACTACACCTTACCAAACTATATGTAACGAGTTGTTTGGTGATCGAGCATCATATAATAAGATGACAACAGCAGGTCAAATTAAATTTGAGTCAACATCTTTCATACGAGGTACAACATTTGACAACACTATTATAGTCGTAGATGAAATGCAAAATTTAAACTTTCATGAGTTAGACTCTGTTATAACTCGAGTAGGCCGTGATAGTAAAATTATATTCTGTGGCGATTATAAGCAATCAGATTTTAAGTATGCTGATGAAAAAAATGGTATTGTAAAGTTCTTACAGATTGTTGAACAGCTAAAGAACTTTACTGTAATTAATTTTGGATGGGAAGATATTGTCCGATCTGATTTTGTAAGAGATTATATAATGACAAAAGAAATGCTAGGATATTAGGAAGGCACATGACAAAATTTTCAAGGCACGATCCCCGCAATAAAAAAGAAGGCAATAACAAAGCTAAATCTTTGGCAAAAGATCTTCGTATACGAGAAGTATCGGCCGATGATGTCAAGCAACAGTTGAATGAAGTGATGTATGATGATGAATACGACAAAGAAGAATTTAACAACCAACCCCTCCAAGGTTAGTAATGTAAATCATGTTCATATATTTAAAGTAGAAGATCATGAAAAACACAAGCCTTTACTATTAGAATCTATACATCAATATAGTGTAGCTCAAAATCTCGATATCTCAGCCACTGGGAGAGGGGGGTTTCTGACCGACTTTTATGTTGATCATGATAAAGGTGATCCAAAGGCTCGTTATAAGCATATAATAGATGATATATTAGATCCCTACTATACTGAGCTTGAAGAAACATATGGTATTAAACTTATACAAGATAAGGGAGGAATGTGGTTCCAACAATATACATTTGGGTCAGACTTTGGTTGGCACACTCATAATGGTCACCTGGCCATGGTATATTACATAGAGCTACCTGATCCCACTGAAGCTACTGAGTTTTTAAACTACAGTCATTTTAATTTAGTCGAAGGGGATGTTATATTCTTTCCTCCAATGCTAATGCACAGATCTCCACCCATTAAGAAGAACACTAGAAAAACTGTTGTCTCCAAAAACTTACATTTTACTGCAGATAGGGATTTAGTGAAATTATATGGCCTCGAACATTTTAAACATTGACGATCACTACCTTCATTTTCCTAAAGAGGGTTGGGGATGGACAGACTTAAACAATAAAGACTTGATTGAAGGTTTTCAACGAGTTAATGAAATAGTGCGTCCTAAGAATGTTATTGAAATTGGTATGTTTGCTGGCCACGCTACACTATTAATGTTTCATGTGTTTAATGAAATTCAATCAATTACAAGTTATGATCCTATCAAGGTTGCCCAGACCAATCACAGACAAATAAAAAAATATTATAATCATATATATTATCCTGATGTAATATGGGATAATGAATCTCGTCATAAAGACATTGATTTAATATTTGTTGATGGGAATCATATTGACGAAGCCCCAGTAAAGGATTTAAAATCGTGTATAAAAATACGACCAAGATATATTCTTGTTGACAATATTGAACAGCCGTCTGTAAGAGGAGCAACTAAACGGCATTTTAAATTATGGGATACCCGATTTGAACCTGAATACTTTTTTTACACTAATATTAAATATGCAAAATCTGTCAAAGCTAATTTAAAATCTCCAGGCATTATGGGACTATTTAAAATGGAAGGTAATTATGATAACAATGAAGATATATGGAACAACGAAGCAGGGCAAGGATATGCCTGGGAAGCAATTGCCGACCCCGAAGCAGAACCAGCGGATATCACATGACATTATTTGAAGCATTATCTAAACGATATCAATATGAACAACTAGTATCTCACCGCAAGTCATATGATTTACCTAACTACTTGAGTGATATAGACAGTTTAAAATACTTCATAAATAGTGGATATAAGAACAATCGCTTCCGTAAAAACTTTAATGAAGCTATGACATTAGCAAAAGAGATATTACATCATTATGAGCAGTCTGTGGCATCATTGGGTAGGCAACTGGAAAGATAATCACGGTTTAGATACTATACGTTGGAAGACAACTGTAGGTATTGGCGATACAATGTATGGTATGAACATTGCTCATATGAGAGCTTTTGTTAATCAAAAACCTACTACATTCCAGCTCCATTTCTTTCATAATAAAAATTATAAGTACCATTACGAAGATCCAGAAACGGTCTTTCAGCGTTATGAGTATGTTAAAAAGCGTTACATGTGGTCTGATATGGTCAACATAGAAGTTGTATTAGACAGTCATGACATGGAGTTATACAAAGAGTTCTATCAAGGAATCCATAGAATAAAGCAGTCAGAAATGTACCGCTATTGGGCTTTTGATACTACAATTGATACAACCCCTGTTAATAGAAAAATATGTCTCTGGAGGCCTACAACTAACCTGAGACAACAGATAGGCAATGATAAACACATCCTACTTGATTGGGAATGGCAAAGACTTATAGATAGATTAACAGACTTTGGTTGGGATATTGTAGAAGTAGATTATAGAACTCCTGTTAGAGAGGTGTTGTATCATATACGAACATGCGAGGTTTGTTTATCTTATGAGGGTATGTGGCACTATATTTCTAAGAATCTTTTCAAGCCTCATATAGTTATTGGCACCTCTAATATATCAACGTGGCATACTCCTGCTGCAGTAGTAACTAGAGATGGTTTTTATATAGATAGAGATCTAAAGAAGTTTGAATACATGGTAGAGCAAGCAACAGAAAGAGCATATAATTACAAAGACACATTCTTTAAGTTTGTGAATGGATGGTAAATGGAAGTCGATCGCGCAGTAATTGAAATTAATGGTGGTTGTAATTACACATGCCAAATGTGTCCGCAAACTACTCCAGAAGGTAAGACTGGGGCTAGGGGTAAGAACTGGACTGGTAAAATGCCTTTGGATGAATTCAAAGGCTATGTTAATCAACTAGTTGATAAAGGCCTAGGTGTTGTTAATTTAGACGGCTCAGGTGAAGCTACAATAGTAAAAAACTTACCTGAATATATTAAAGTTGTCACGGATGCAGGTGCACAATCTGTAATCTTTTCGAATGGATATAAAATGAGTGGCACCTTTATGGAAGAATGTGTCGATGCAGGATTAGGATTCTTTCGTTTTTCTATTGTAGGATATGATTACGATACGTACAGCAAATGGATGAATAGCAAAAACTTTTATAGAACTATAAGCAATCTACATGAGATGAAACGGTATGTAACTAAATCTAAATCAAAATGTATAGTAGCTACATATCATTTAATCCTTGATAATGATAGCATTGACTTTGAGGTTGAGCAATATAAACGTATAGTACAATCCGCTAATGTCCAAACAGAGATTTGGAAGATGCATAATTGGAGTGGAGTGTATGATCCAGTATATGATAGAGAAGGTTCAAAAAAAACTTGTGGTAGGCCTTTTAGTCCTGATATTGTTATCAGGGCTGGTGGCCTTGATGGCAACACTGGAGCTATACATCCGTGCTGTCAGGTGCTTGGAAGAGATGATGAAGCTGTGTTAGGACACGGATCAACTAATTCATTAGAAGAGATATGGAATGGTGATAAATACAATAAACTACGTGATGATCATACAACAGGCAATTATCCAGATTATTGCCAAAGTTGTGATTTTTTAATTGACGATCCAGAGGTTATGGTGTATACTAATCATGGACGAACCAACAATAAGATGTATGGAACAAAATTTAGCTTGGAAGATTACAGATGAGTTTAGAATCATTTTATGCCCCTAAAGACACAAAGATATTTGTATTGTATGAGGCGACGACAGCAGAGAGAATGACAGACTCTGCAAGGCTCGTTCAAACTGTTCAATCATTTGAACAATATGGATACAAGTGCACTCTCCAACCATTTCCTAGCACTGATCAAATTATAAACAATTCATATGAAAGTATAGGAGTAAAGAAGCTACCGCTATATGAGAGAGCTTTGAATACTTTTAAGATGAAAGAGTGGTATGGATTTTTTAGCATAGCAAAAAAAGCTAGAATATTAGATCGACAGTATATTATATCTTTTGCTGGTAATCAATTAGTAGATGATATGAGATCACTTCCTCGTCCAATGCTCGATGGTTATTATGCTGATTTAAAAACTTCTTACAGGTTTCCATCAGATCCTACTAACCTGACAACCCGTAAAAATTATCTTATGGATCCAATTGGGGCAATTGAGATGTTAAAAGAAGTTAAAGTGTCAGATCCAATTAGAGTTTCTATCCATGATTATATGATAGCATATCACAATTGTGATACTTTAGAAGTAAATATGGACTTGCGGTCTGTGGAGGGCTATGAAAAGTAATATTCCAATATATATGATTAATATGCAGGACCATCCCATTTCGCTAATGTACACAAGAGAATGCCGACCGTCTTGGGGAGACTATAGTCTAAAACCATTTGACGCTGTCACGCCTAAAGATTTAGCATACAAATCTAAACTTGATTTCCACCCAATGAAAACAGTGGGAAAGAAACGACCGTTTACAGCTACAGAAAAAGCAGTGTGGTATAGTCATTTTGAATTGTGGTGTAAATGTGTACATAGAGGCCCACTCATAGTTATTGAACATGATTCAAAATTGATCAAACCGCTACCTGATCTGTCAAAAGAAGGGTATAAGTTTTTGTCTTTTATCAACAGAGATTATGGAGAAACAGGAATACATATGGCACCTGGATCTGGATATTATATAACTCCTCCTATTGCAGAGAGACTAGTTGCAAAAGCTGTTGCCCGTCCTATTCGTATGAATAGTGACGGTCACCTTTGTGAAATTTTAAACTATAACAGACAAAAGAAAATGAATGACTTTCACTATATTGAACAGATTAATTTTGATGGTCTAAATACTATTGACCATGTCACTCCCAACCGTAAATTTATAGGTCTAGATTATGAAGACATTGATATACCAAGTATACACGGGCAAGCGTAAAAATATTTACGACTTCTGTATTGCATCAGTAAAAGCATATGCAGATAGAATAGGCGCCGATCATATTGTTCAAAGAAGTCCAATTCTTATGATCAAGCCAGACGTTTTTCAAACAAATAGATCAAATGAATCATACGGTAAGTATGGTGGGTTCCTTCCTATCTATGAGAAGGAAAACGCATTTGGATACTTTGACCAATATGATAAAATTGGTTTAATTGATGGTGACATCTACATTAGAGAAACAGCTCCTAATCTATTTGACGAGATAGATCATGACATTGACTTTGCAGGTGTTATTGAAAGGGAAATGCCACTTGGTGAACGATACCAACAAAAGATAACTAACTACTCTCGAATGCAATATGCATCTCTTAAACACATTGATTGGAAATGGAATAATCTTGGGGCAGAGTTCTTTAACATGGGTATGATGTTAATGAATAAATCTATGGGCAAGTATCTTAATGGTGAAACTCCAGCGCAATTCCTAAGACGGCCAAGGTTCAAACCATTCATTGATGGTATGGGTCCTTGGAAGTGGTCAACAGATCAGACACTTCTCAATACTTGGATACGTGAAGAGAAGATGAGACTGAAACATCTTGACTGGAAATGGAATGGGTTGTATAATGCAGTACCTAATGATAAACTTAAAGAAGCTCATTTTATACATTTCTTTCATAAAACTGTTTTACCGCAAGAAGGAGAGAATATTGCTGAATTAGCTAAGTTGGTAGGTATAAGGGATATGAGATGAAACTGTTAGAGATAGCAGCTGGTGCCAAACGAGGACTAAACTGGGATGCTGTAAGAGATGTTGCTGATCCTGCAAAGGGTGTTGAGAAGTGTGATTTAACAAAACTTCCAATGAAGGGTGTTTGGGAAGACACATACAATGGAGTGTATAGTGAACATTTTATTGAACACCTAACTAAAGATCAGGGAATTAACTTCTTTAATGAGATGATGAGAATTATGAAACCAGGTGGAGTTATCCGTTCCATCTGGCCTCCAATGGAGTTTGTCGAATGGCTGCGTCAAGACAACGACTTAACTGAACATTCATGGGTTCAACATTATTACCAATTTTATGTTGTTAAGCATAAGTTTGCTCCTGCAGGAAGCGAGTTTATGAGAATCCAAGATCAATGTGCAGAAGGGATAATGTATCAGAATGGTGAACATAAGCACATATGGAACAAAAAAGAATTGATTGACACCCTCAAAGATTTAGGGTATACTAATGTAAGAGAGTGCAAATATCAACAAAGCGGGTTGCCAGCGTTTAGTAACATAGACACTCCTGGCAATATAAGAGCATTTCATTCAGCTGTAGTAGAGGCAACTAAACCATGGTAAAGAACTTAATATATCAATACTGGTTAGGAACACCAGGAGACGCTGTTAAATACGGTGTAGAAAACATGAGAACTTATGCAGAGCGTATTGGAGCTGAGTATCAGTTTAAAACTAACCCAAGATGGGCCCAAGAGTATACTGACATTCCACAATACTACAATGCATTTGAACCTATCTGGGGCAAGCGATTTGAAGAGTATGATAATATCTTATTTGCAGACACAGACGTATTTGCTGTAGAAGGATTACAAGAAAGTATATTTGATCAAGATGTAGCGGACATTGGAATATGTAGAGAACTACATAAGGAAATCACTAGAGGTAAAGGAGAGGGGATGTTTAATAAAAAGACTGACACTCTCTGGAGCAATTATATATTGAGAAAATATAATAAACGCATGCCAGTAAACGATAATGGTGATATGAAGGTATTCAACACTGGGGTAGTTTTGTACACACCTGAAGGTAGAGAAAAAGCTCGAAAAGGCTTTGATGCATTTAATGAATATGTCACTTATATTAGAGGAACGTCATTACCTAAATTCTATACTATTGATCAAAACTATCTACATGCTATGATGTTTGTTGCAAATATGGATATTACAGAAATGGATCATGGATGGAATACTCAAATTCATTATGCTGGCAATGCAGATAAGACACCAAGGCCTGTGTTTGATGGTAGAGATGATAGAGACGCAAAGTTGTGTCATGTTCAGCTAAGAAACGCTGATAATCATGATGGTCATTGGCATTACACTATCGTTAACAGACCACAATCAGAGTGGCAGCTTCCTTAATGTTTAATGCCTATATTATAACAACCATCAACACATTTGGTACTGATAAAGTAATAAGTCTTACTAATAGATGTGTAGAATCTTGTAGAAAGCATAACATTACTCCAAAGCTCTTTGATGCTATTACACCTTATACTTTAGAAAAGTATTATCCAGGCTGGCCTGTTAGAGAAGACTATAGAGAAAGACTTCTTGGCAATTATCGAAAAAAAGCTGGCCAAGAGCCTACTAAAGAGATTGAGAATAGAATGATAGTTATGCAGCAATGTATGACGATGTCTCATTATATGGTAAGACAAAAGATTATTAAAGATGGCCACACCAGTATTGTTCTTGAACATGATGCAATAGTAAACAGGAACCTTGATCTGGGTCAACCATATGCTTCAAAGGTTGTTAATTTGTGCATGAGAGAACAATCTACTCATGGGTATACTTGTAACCCAGACAGTGCATTTAAATATAATGATATATATGAACGAATAGGGTTTGCTGGACATGATAATATGAACAGATATATCAATTCTGAACAAGAAATAAAAATAACACCATATCATCAACGACTGCCCGTAGTAGGTGGAAATGCTTTACATGAGAGTCAATGGGACACTCATCGTGGTGCAATAAAAACTAAACTAGAATTTGTACCAACATCAACAGCTGGTGTACAATTTGATAGCGTATAACCGGAGTTCTCAAATGCGAGTATATGAATACAAAGACTATGACGATTATGTTCAAGCCCAAACTGAAACAAATAAAGCTAAAGTTGACTGGGTATATGTTGTTAGAAGGATAATAAAAAGAATATGTGAATATAAAACAATGCCTGGGTTTATAATATGTCACGGGACAAGAAGCGGTGCAGAGCAGGCGTATTTTAAAGAAATCTATGAACATGCATATGTAATAGGAACTGAAATTAGTGAAACAGCTGTTGGGATTAAAGATACTGTCCACCATGATTTCACAATTCCAAAAAAAGAATGGATTGGCAAGGCTGATATAGTTTATTCTAATTCATTTGACCATACTATTGATCCAGTAAAAACTATGGCCACATGGAAAGATCAACTTAACCCTAATGGTAGACTATTCATTGAATATGCAGAGAGTCAAAGTAGAGGTCATTATGAGGACCCACTTGAAGCTACAAATAGAGAAATTAATGATCTAATTAAAAGTTCAGGAATGATTGTAGAAGACATTTGGTACAATAGTCTTAAACATGGAGGAATAATGTTTGTGGCTAGGTTAGCAAAATGAAGAAAATATTAATAACAGGCCTTGCAGGCTTTATAGGATTTCACACAGCCATAAAATTCAAAAAAGATGGTTGGGAAGTATATGGTTTTGATAACTTTAATGACTATTATGATCCCGAACTAAAAGAAAACAGAGCAAAGCATCTTGATCGCGAACATGGTATAATTGTTGAAAACTATGACTTGCGCGATGCTGATGCTATGCAACACTACATCGATTATATTAGACCAGATCTGGTATTACATTTAGCTGCTATGGCTGGTGTTAGATATTCAATGGACCATGCAGATGAATATATAGATAACAATATTACAGGTACTATGAACCTTATTAGAGCTTGTGAAGACGCTGATATACAGAATGTTTTATTTGCTTCTACCAGTTGTGTAATGCATGGAAATCCGTTACCATGGGCACCAGATGAGAAGCTAGGACCTCAGTTAAGCCCATATGGATACTCAAAGCAAACAACAGAAGATATGTTTAACATATCTAAAATTAAGAATGCAGTATGTTTAAGATTCTTTACAGTGTATGGACCTTGGGGTCGACCAGATATGGCATTGTTTGATTTTACTAAAAACATTCTAGCTGATAAAGCTATAGATGTGTTTAATAATGGAGATATGAAACGTGACTTTACTTATGTTGATGATATTGTTCAAGGGATATCAATAGTATCACAGAATATGTCAGAGCGAGAAACATATTGTATAGGTAATGGTAAGCAAGTAAATCTAATGGATTTCATTTCAGAGATTGAAAAGAATTTAGATAAGACCGCAGAAAAGATTTATAAACCTCATCATCCTGCAGATGCTTTAGAGACTTGGTCTGATACAACTAAGATAGAGAAGTTGGGATATAAATCAACAACACCTATTGATCAAGGAGTCAAAAACTTCATTCAATGGTATAGAAACTACTTTGGAAAAAATTATGATTAACTCAGAACTAGGTCACGTAAAATCTGTAGAAGAATTTAACAAAGATATTATAAGACAGCAAGAAGAAGAGCATGGCGAAAACTATTGTGATATTCATCATGGCATTAAGAAGTATATGAAAGAGTGTAACTCCTATCTTGAGTTGGGCACCCACCAAGGTGGGACAGCATCTACTGCACTGTTATGTAATCCTAAAGAAGTTCAGCTTGTAGATATTGATACTTCAAGATACAAATTGTTTTTACAACCACTTGCAGAACAATATGCTATCGACAACAATATTACACTACGTGTTCTTGAAGAAAGCTCAATTGCAATTAAATCAACAAAAAAAGCAGATATGCTAGTAATTGACTCGTATCATCACCCTATGCACCTAATTCAAGAGCTGCGTCTGCATCAAAGCAATATAAATAGATACATTATTGCTCATGACACAAGCGTGTTACACGGTAAGAAAGACAGTCGATTATATGATTGTATGCAAAACTTTTGCTTAGATTATCCGTGGAAGATTATTGAACGTAATGTTGAAAACGTGGGCTATACAGTTATGCAAAAGCAAAAGTAGGATATACTCATGAAGGACGAAAATATTCAAGAGGCAATTTTTAATTCTAGTTGGAATACCAGACAGCAGGATGTGGTGGATGAACAAATGACAAGTTTCTATCCAGCAATAATTATTGCTGATCATAATAATCCAAAGTCAATGATAGGTGCTCGACAAGTAATAGACTCTATCATATCAACTGATAGCGAGCTTACTCCATCTATTCTACCAGCAACCGTGCCAGCGACACTAGATTATTGGTTACGTAATTCTCGGATGGGATTTGGTATGGATCGTTCTTGGTGGAGATATCCTCCAGCTGGTGAAGTACGAAGAGATCTTAAATCTGGACTAACACTTACTGGATACCAAGCTAAAGATCAATTGAAAGTATTTTCAGCTGCTATCTCACACTATCGAGCGTGGGAACAATTGTCTCTTTTTGATGGTGGATTTGTATTTGAACATGACGCAGTAATTACAAAGAAGATTAGTACTAATGGAATGGAACTTGCGACTAGAGGAATAGTAGGATTAAATGATCCTAGAGGATCAACAAGAAAATCTATGTTGTATCACCAACGGACGGTCCTTGAGGATGGACCCTTTGGTTCTGTAAAAACAAAACATGATTATGGTGGCTATGCATATAGAATAGGTTCTGTGCCATGGGTGGATGATGATAAAACAGTCCCACAAGGGTTAGCTGGTAATTCAGCTTATTTCATCTCAGGAAAATCATGTAGAAAAATGTTGGGTTTAGTAGAAGAACATGGTGTGTGGCCCAATGATGCTTTGATGTGTCGACAGTTAATTAAATGCAATCAAGTATTTCCTTACATGACAAAACTGCAAAGAATTGAGTCTACAACTACAGGATAATTATGAAAAACTTTGTTATTACGATCCGTGAGAATGAAAAGTCTGTTGCATCAGCAACTAAGTGTATTGAGTCAGGTGCACGGTATGGCATGGACATTGATTACTATGAAGCTACTACTCCCAACAATTCAGATGTAAGACTTCTACTTGAAGAGTACGGTATCCCAGAAACTGGGTTCAACGAAGTATATTCTCGTCTTGATAATTGCATTGCTGCGTTTCTATCACATCTTTCTCTGTGGCAAATGTCAGCTGAGACTAATGAAGAAGTGACTATCTTTGAACATGATGCTATTATTATGGAGCCTATACCTAATGTAGAACACAATGGATGTATTTCATTTGGAAAACCGTCTTATGGTAAGTTTAATACTCCTCTTGGGTTAGGTCGCAATAAGTTAGTATCCAAGCAATATTTTCCTGGGGCACATGCATATAGAGTAAGACCTAATGCTGCAAAGATATTAGTAGAAACTGCTAAAACTGAAGCTAGGCCAACCGACGTATATCTGCACAACGACCGCTTTCCTTTTTTAGAAGAATATTATCCCTGGCCAGTTGAAGTTAGAGAGTGGTTCAGTACTATTCAAAAAGAGCAAGGGTGCTTGGCCAAGCATATGTTTAATCATACATACAAGTTAGAAAAAGTCTAATGATGAAAAAATTGTTTATAACTGGGTTTGATCAATCCAGCAGTTGGATGTATGATTGGTTTATGGAAAACTTTCTAAAGCATTCCAAACTTCCAATTCATGTATATGATTTTGATAAGTTTCAAGCTCCTATTAAGGATCAAAGGAATTGGTTTAAAAAACCTTTTGCTATGCTTAATGCGGCAACTAAAGCAGAAAAAGTTTGTTGGATCGACATCGATTGTCATGTCAAAGCTAGCCCTGATAAGATATTTAACTTTACTAGTAAGAACCAGCTTACTATGGCTGAAGACAGACCTTGGACTACTCGCAGGGGACAAAAATGGCATAATTCTGGAGTAGTCGCTTTTCAAGGTGAACCTCGTATCTTGCAAGAATGGGCATTTAAAATTACCTTAAATGAAACTGAAACTGGAGATCAAGAAGTATTACATTCTATGATGACAGACGACCTTAAAAGATTGACCTATATAACAGACCTTCCCAGAGAATATAATACCCTTCGTATTGATCTCTTAGATAGTACAGCTCCTAAAGATATAAAGATAATGCATTGGACTGGTGGAAAAGGTAAAGAAGTAATTAGAGGTATGATCAATGGGTAGAGTAGCGCATGTTATTGGTAATGGGGATCAGGCTGGTTTATATAAACCTGCTAAAGGAATAAAGATTGTTTGTAATGTTCCTCCGTTTCATGTCGAGAATTGTTATGCTTCATGTATAGTCGATTTTAAAATGTCTGCTGCACTAACAGAAGGTAGTGTTCAAATTCCATACGATTGGGTGATGGGGTTCCGACCTAAAGTATGGTATGAGCAAAACAATGGCAATTTTAAAATGCGGTTTGGTCATAAGATAAAAGAATTCTATACCGACCTTCCTTCTTACACTAAGCTATTTGACAATGATAGCGTTGGCAACATGTACACTAATTTCAATTGTGGGCATATGGCAGCGCATTACACAGCAAACAGGTGTAAAGCAGAAGAAATCCATTTATATGGTTTTGATTCTTTATTTGATATGAACCTTCGTAGCTATACAGATTTTGTTCTTAACTCTGACCGCGGTGCAACAAATAATGTACGATTGAATGATCGTTGGAGACCTATATGGACTGGGATCTTCAACGAGTTTAAAGATACAAAATTTGTACTTCATCATAACCATGGTGATTTAAAAGTCCCAGCTGGAGAAAATGTAGAAACTTTTGTACATTAACTGTTGACTTCTGTTTCACATTGTGCTATAAAGTATAGGACAAGTGGAGGATAGAATGTTAGTAGAGTTTGAAGGTAAATTTTCTAAAACTAAAACAGACGCAATATTTAATGCAATTGCATATGGTACGCAGAAATTGTTCCCACACGAAGATGGTGTTTTTATAAATATAGAAGCAATCAGGAAGCAAGGAGTGTGTGGTGATTGTATGTTTGAAGACGACAAAGACTTTACTATACGTCTGAACAAGTCTCTTTCCCTTAAAGATTTAATCATAACAGTACTGCACGAACTTGTGCATGTTAAGCAATACCTTGAGTGTATGATCATGGACACAGAAAGTGCCTATGACGACCGCTGGCAGGAAATAGAAGCCCATGCTCTAGAGAAAGAATTAGCGGAGGGGTTCTATGCCCAAGCGTAAACTAAACGAACTGTTTGATAAGGAATGTCTTGAAGTTGTCGATGACAACATTAACATGACAGTTCCATGGTATATTATGGCAGCATATGCATATTATGTTGACGACAAGCCTTTATTAGAAGATAATACATTTGACCGATTAGCAAAAAAGTTATTGAGTAGTTGGGATAATGTTGAGCATTTTCACAAGTCGTTTCTAAATAAAGATATGTTAGAAGCTGGTACATACTTAGGAGATTACCCAACACGTGTGAAAGATGCAGTGGGAGCATTGAGAGGTAAACATGGTTGACTCAGATGACCCATGCGATGATATAACTGGTCAAAACCTACATCGTTGGCTACCAAAAATAAAAAGGATAATTGAATGACCACTAAAGAACTTACTAAAGAACTAGCAAAACTAGGTCTAGAATATTATGTCAAGTGTTCTCGTAAGAATCTTGTTACAGTAAGATTCTGGGTGGAAGAAGAACTAGAAGAAGTACAAGGAGCAATTAAATGATGAAAACTATTGTATTATCAATACTAGCAATTACAATACCTTTTGCAGCAAGTGCTGCTGATGAAGTGACTCGGGTTAAGATATATGATCATAGTAAGTTCATTAATCAATCGACACCTGTTACGGAACGCAGATGTAATAATGTTGACGTTCCAGTGTATCAAACAGTAACGCGTCAAGGTGACGCGGCTGGTGGAGCATTGTTAGGAATGCTGCTAGGTGGTCTAAGTGGCAAAGCTATATCTGGTAATGATAACGGTGCAGCAGCTGGAGCTGTTATTGGTGGATTGATTGGAGCCGATAAAGGATCCCAAGCAAAAACTGAGCAACGTATTATTGGATATACAACGGAACGACAATGTAGAGATGTTAATGTTTACTCTACTACTTCTGTTGAAGTCTATAGCCATTCTACTATTAGATTCTACCTAAATGGTGAAAGATATCTGGTAGACTTCATTAAGAAATAACTTTTGTAATAAATACTTGGTGTAGCTTAGTATGGTAAAGCGCCTGGTTTGGGACCAGGAGACCGTAGGTTCAAATCCTACCACCAAGACCAATGGAAGGAAACCAAATGGAAATTTTTTTACTGTGGCTGCTACCTTTGATTGCAGTGGACGCAGAAATAGATAAAGTCCAGTCTCAAGCTGAAGCTGAAAGATATGCTATAGAAGCGTATGTTACAAATGTTGAGACAGATTTGCTCGAGCAACTAGAAACTCAGGATGATATAAACGAGCTCTTTGTAGAATCTGTAGAAGATGTTCAGTCTGATGCAGCAAAAATGGAAGAAACTATAAAGCGGCTAGAATCCATTATACGTATAATGGTACCAAGGCTTGAACAAAGTATAGCAAGAACTGCTCAGTTGGAAAAAGACATGTTGCGCTTACAAGGCTTTGTAGCAGCAGACATTGCTCGCTCTAAAACAGTCGATGCGCAGATTATTAAGCAGCTTGAGTTTATGCAAAAGGAATGGTCTATTGTAGTGGAAACACCAGCTAATAATGATTAAAGTATATGATAATGTAGTTGATTATGATACCAATTTAATGTTTCGTGACATAATACTAGAAGATTCTAGAGAAAATGGCCGAAGCGGTTGGGATGGACCAGACGATCCTACTGACAGTATTACTTGTGAATTTGATAATCCATTACCTCCAGAGTTTAATCTGTTTAACAACATATTGTTTGAACGTGAGCCACAGCTTGCAAAAATGAAAAACTATTGTAACCACGCACACATATATCCTCCTCTGAACGCAATTGCTCCAAACTGGCATACAGATACTCCGACAGACCAGAAGGCTGGAGAAAACAAATCATATACGTGTTTGTTTTATTTTAATCCTACTACTGAATATAATGACTTGGGCTCAACAGACTTTTTAGTTAATGAAGAAATCAGAGGTATTTTCCCTAAGCCAGGCAGGCTTATAATTTTTGATGGCACCATTTTACACAGAGCAAACAGCTTGAGAAATATAGATAGAGTAGTCTTAGCTATAAAGTTTTTTGATGAATAAGTTACATGAAGAATTAGCAACGCTCCCACAATATCAAAAGGCAAGAGATCATTTTGCCAGCCTTGAAACTATTCCCGAAGATAAATATCTACAAATACATGCTAAGCCAATCCAAAGATTAGGACTGTCCATTGATTTGGATTTATACAATGCCCAAGTACGTAAGGTTGAAGATCAGTTTCAACCATGGGGAAACAATCCAGATAAAGGCAACCGCTTTGGGTTAGCACTAACAAAGCCCACTTTTGATTCAGTCGAACGAAGATATTATCCCGATCCAGGAAATTGGCCATTAGATATCTGGACACATGAACATCCATATCTACCTTTAATAGATTGTGACTTAACAGTACCCACCAGATATATGGATTACTTCACAAGCATACACCCTGTATATGATATTTTTAAAGAACATATTTGCAGGACAAATATAACTCTTTGGAATAAAGGAGGCCAATTTTATCCTCATATTGATGGAAAAACATCTTGGGCAACTAGTTATAGATTATGGATAAGTAATAAGACAGGTCAAGCACATGAGCTGCTAATTGGTGGTAGAGATAATGAGGACAGTTTAGTGAACTTTTCAGATAATTTAATTCCAGGAGAATTATACTTGTTAGACACAACTCGCGTTCATCATGGTATAGCGAACGAAGACTTTGTTAGCTCAATGTTAATGTCTGTGTTGCCATCAGCAACTAGTATTATAGAGGATATGCTTATTGATCAGTAGACAGGCCATTCCTATCCAGTTTAATATGTCATTAGATGTAAAAGGATATTACAAGTTTATAAAGGACTATGACAAATGGATTCATAGCTCTAAACAACTTGTAAAAGGTCTGCCTGGTAAACCATGTGTTGTATCAGGAATTACAGATGCATTCAATCAACTGTATGGAATATACAATAAGATAGGAGTGTTTGATGGAGAGTATGGTTACCACGATCTGGTTCTAGGGGATAGAGTAACTAGAGACTTGGACGAAGCTGACTGCATTGTAATTAGTCACCCGTTCTCTGCTGATGGTAATAGCTCTGAAGCACTATTGCATGCAGCAGACGCTTACAATAAACCTATCTTTGTCGATTGCGCGTTCTTTGGCATATGTGATAATATCTCCTTTGACTTTACAGCATTTGAGAATGTGCATAGTGTGTGCTTTAGTTTATCAAAGTGTATGGGAACAGGGCTCCACAGAGTAGGATTATTATACAGCAAGGATAATTTTCCAGCTAAGATTTATGATGAGTGGATGTACCCTTTGATGTCTCAAGTGCTGCAGCATCAAAAGTTTTGTTTGATAAACGAGATATCTCCTGATGATATGTTTGCAAGATATAGAGAAAAGCAATTACAGATATGTACAGAACTCGAAGTTAAACCTTCTGACACTGTAATATTTGGGTATGATTACTCTGATAAGTACAAAGAGTATCAACGTGGACCGGTTAATCGACTGTGCTTATCAGCTTTGTTAAACTCCCAGGTGAAGGATGTGTTAAATGATATGGACAGAATGGGACAAGTTAACTGAAGTCATTGTAGGAANAGTATANGATCCCGATCAATTTGCCAATGAAGCTGTTAATACTGAATGGATGGATAATGAGTTCATCGATGGCTTTAGNAGAATCTTGCAAGAGACAAATGAGGATTTAGACAACCTCTCACGCATACTACAATTTCAGTCCATAAAAGTTCATAGACCCAAGAGGCTTGACTATAAGCAAGAAACAACAAGGATGTTAGATACATTCCTTCCATTCCCTGCTGTGTGTCCTCGTGACCTCCAGTTTGCATATGGTAATAATATCTTATCAACAGTGGGATCAGAAGTTGATCGATTCAATGAAAGTGATTTCTTTACTCAAATATTAACTCAGAAATTTCGTGAAGGCAGAAACTTATTAAGCATGCCCCAGCCTCTTTTATCTAATGAGGAAAAAAGTTACTCAAACCTTGAAGGACAGATTTTATATCACTCTGCTAACCTTCTTAAAATTGGTGACGCTATTCTATACAGCGTTCCATATGGTGATGGTAGACCTGGTAAAGGCACATATGCAGGCCTCGATTGGATTAAACGTAATATAGGATATGATGTTGAGTGGGTAGAATTCCAACGCTCTGGACATGCAGATGGAGGCATGTGTTTAATTAAGCCTGGTCTGCTAATGGTCAAGGATCGCACTCTGATTCCTTCTCAGTTATCTGATTGGGATGTCATCGAGATAGAACGCAAACCTCTTTCAGAGTACTTTAACACGATCACAGAAAGAGGTTGGTATAAAGATAAGGTATCCAATTGGCTTAATCATTGGATGGGTAAAGTTGAAGAAACAATATTTGATATAAATGGATTGTCAATAGATAGTGAAACATTAATGACAAATGGGTATGATAGAGTTATGGCTGCAAAACTAAAAGAGTTTAGAGTTGAGTTAGTACCGTTTGATTTCCGGCACAGATACTTTTGGGATTCTGGCTTACATTGCGTTACACTAGATTTATCTAGGGAAGGATCAAATGAAAGGTACATTAATGTTTGAAGATGTTCTGGGTAGAGTAGCCAATACGAGTTATTACATGGCTCGTAATCGCATACAGCCAATGAGTTTTATGGAGAGTTTTAAGACTAGTCAAATTATATGTAAAAAATGGTTAGTACAAGAGATATTGAACACAAGAATGACCTGGGACAAAGTTCTGGTTTTAGGAAGCTGGAACTCAGTTTTATTATATGAGCTCTTTGCAGAGTATGGAAATGTAACATCTTTTGATTTTGTAGATAATGATGTCTCATGTCATGAAGACAGAAATCTGTATTTTGAAGTGAATAACCTCACAAAAAATTACAATTCAATTATTATGGATGCAACGCAATTTTCTGACCATGCATCTTATGATCTAATTATTAATACGAGTTGTGAACACATGGCTAATATTCCAGCTGTATATGGACCCACATATGCATTACAATCAAATAACTATATTGATGTACCCGAGCATATCAATTGTGTTGATTCAGCTCGAGCATTATCCAATGCAAATAATATTACACACAGACTATATGAAGGTAAGAAAAATAGGGGACATTACGTACGATATATGACTATTGGCTATTTTGTTTAGCTCTTTCGACAAAGTCGTCATATAAATCATGGACATCGACTAGCTTAAATAAATCGCCATCTTTTTTTAATCTATCTGCTGTTGTCCTGCCACCATGTTGAACAAGTGTTCCTAATTTAGGATCAATAACTGATTTAACAGGTGCATCTGGTCCCATCCACCTGGCGTGTGGTTTTGCATATCTGCTTTGCTCACCTCTATTGAAATATCCCAATATATTATCAACTAAAGACATTGGCCCTGCAACATTGTTTTTAGAACAATGACTAATTAAAACTTTGCAAAAGTTAGGATGATACATAACAGCTTCCATAGAATGCTGTCCATAAAATTGACAATTCAAGTGTGGATTATATTCAATATTTGCAGGCTTAACACAGAAGGCATCATGTTCAAGAACAAGTATAGGCGTGTTTTCTTTAGCGCATTTGAACCATAAGTTATACTGGCTGTAAAAACATGCCTTTTCTGTATCTGTTAACTCTGCACCATTGGCACGTTTTCCAAATCTTAATCCGGATTGTTCGTGCAATGTCTTAGGAGTGACTGCTGAGTAATATTTTAAATCAAAACCCTCCCATGACGGTGCGCAATGACTAGCATATGCTTTAGATAGAGGACTATCATCAACGAATATCATTATTGTTTTAAAGTTCATTTTTTTTCCTGGAATGTTAAATTAGCTGTTGACTTATCTATTTATATGTGGGACAAAGGGGCATAGGAAATGAAAAGGATAGAAAATGAGCTACATTATTGATCAATTTAATAAAGGTGAAGTTAAGTGGGTAGATGGTGCTTGTGGATGGATCGTTGATAATGAGTTTCGGCCTCTTATGGCAGATGCATTGGCCGAGCTTTTTAAAGCTGGTAAAATTGAATCAATCGATGTTAGCATAACAAATGATG